AGTTTCGCAGGCCCGGATGCACCCACCCTGACGCCAGCTGAACGAAACGGAGAGCAAGGATGCTCAAAGACAAGTTGCTCGAAGACGGCTTGACTGAGCCGTGGCGAGAGTTTCTGGAAGCGATTCTCAAGAACTCCGTCCAGAACTGCCGCTGGCTTTCCAGGGCCGTCCGAAACAAGCGCAAGTGCATGAACACCAGCTACGAGGGCAGCTGGGCAAAGCGCCTCATTGGCGCGTGCGTCGCCTGGCGCTGGATCTTTGGGGGCCGCGAGTGCCCCCTTCCGTTCGGAGATCTGTGCGACGACCTGGGCGTGGACGAGGGCTATATCCGCGCCAGGATCTTGGGCGATTGTCCCAACCAGCTGGACATAAACCAGGTGGTCGACCATCTGGTCTCCGAAATGCCAACTCGCTTGAACAGAAAAGAGCGAGATCGAGGCGACGCGGAGATCGTGGTTGAATGGGAAAGCCTAAAAAATGTCCGGTCCATGAGAGCGTGAGCTCCTGACCGGCTGCACGACCGGGAGGGAACCATGCCTGGTACTGGTGTTTCGGACTTGCCGCTCGCGTCAGATGCGGCCCAGCCGGATCTTGTGGCAAAGGTCCTGGCTTTCGTCGATCGAGCAAAAGCGGCCTCGTCTGGCGGGCTCACTGTTGCCGAGTTCGGTGAGCTGCTGTTTGAGCTGCTTCGCCTTGCCATGAGCGGAGTTGCCGCCATGGAGGTCCCTGGCACGGACAAGAAGGCGTTTGTCATGAGCTCGGTTGCCGCGCTCTTTGACGCCATTGCCGACTCCTGCGTCCCCACCTACCTGGTTCCCGTGTGGTGGATTGCCAAGCCAGTCATCCGGACCCTAGTCCTTGCGCTTATCGGCGGCACGAGCGCTGGCGGACAGCCCTCTGGTGCCGTCGAGGCCCTGCTTCCGAAGGGGTAATCATGTCGTTATGGGTTCTCATCATCGCGGCAATCGCCTGGTTTTTCTTCGTCCCGCCGAAGGATAAGCCCCAGGCCGTGTTGTCGCTGCCGGTTTTGCCATCTTCCGCGCACGGCATTCAGTGCCTGCAATCGCTCCGTAAGCAACTCGCGGCTGACGAGAAGCTGACTCCGGATCTCAAGGCAGCGTTCGACTCGATCGCCGCTGCCTTCAAGGATGGAGGTGCTGCGTGAATCGGACTGACCCGCGCACGCTGATTGCCATCGCGGCAGTCGTGTTTGCGCTTTGGCAATATCAGCAGGACGGGCGTCAGCCGGCCCCACCCTTGCCGCCCCAAGGGTTCGCGCTCAAGGGCCTGTTCGTCGGGCCGACCGCTAGCGAAGACGCCGTTTCGATTGCGGCCATGACCGCCGAACTTGCGGACCAGCTGGACTGGGATAGTCGCCAGGCGTCTCCCAAGGTTGTGACCGGCCAGGCGTGGGATGACTTGCGCATCGCGGTTCGCGAACAGCGAATGCGCGGAGTGAGCATCGGCGAAAGGCAGCCGCACGTGAGGGACGCGATCCACAAATACCTGGATGAAAAGGCTGGATCCAAGGGTGGTGAGATGACGCCCGAAGACCGCGTGAAGTGGGTCATGGCGTACCGCGAGATTTCGAGGGCTGCAGAAGATGCCTCAAAGTAAGCCGTCCGACAACCCGTTTGACATGCGCTGGCTGATTGCTGGCATTCTGACGTCACTTGCTGCGTGGGCTGCGGTCCAGCTTGCGCAGGATCTCTACGTCAAGTACGCCATCGTTCGCTCCACAGACTTCGGGTACACCCCGAATCCCGATGGGGTACGCAGGTTCCTGGGCGAACTTGAGCGCCCGACGTTTCGCGATGCTGGTGCAGAGGCGATTGCCGGCGCGAAGGGCAAGGACTCGTTCCCGTATCGGTCTGCCATCAAGGCACACCACGCCGTCTACGGCAAGCCTTTCGGCCCGTGGAACCAGGGTAGCGCCGGAACTTGCGTAAGCTTTGGTTGGGGGATGGGGTCGTACATCGGCCAGTGCGTGGACTGGACCTGCGGTCGGCTGGCCAATCCGCCGCCCCTTGTCAGCACCGAGCCGATCTACGGTGGTAGTCGAACCGCCGGCCGTCTTCCGCCTGTGGATTTCGCAGGATGGTCAGATGGCAGTTACGGGGGCGCTGCCGCTCGCTGGGTGGCTGGCCTGAAGAATGGAACAGGCGGGATTCTCTACCGCCAGAAGTACGGCAGCTTTGACCTCTCGGAGTACTCCATCGAGAAGTCGAGGGAGTGGGGCGCGTACGGAGTTCCGGCTGAGCTTGCCAGGGAAGCCAACAAGCACACGGCGCGTTCAGTCGCCCTCATCGAAACCTACGAGGGTCTCTGCGCTGCGCTGGAGTCTGGCTATTGCGTTCCGGTCTGCAGCAATGTTGGCTTCGCAAAGACCAACGTGCGCGACAAGGACGGGTTCCTGCCGAGAGGCGGCACGTGGAACCACTGCATGCTGGCCTGCGCGGTTCGGCATGCGCAAAACGAAGGCGGCCGTGATGGGATCCTCCTGATCAACAGCTGGGGTGATCGGTGGGTGACTGGGCCGAAGTGGCCTGCGGACCAGCCGGACGGCAGCTTTTGGATCAGCAAGGCTGACGCCATCTCCATCATCTCGCAGGGCGACTCGTTTGCGATTGGCGGAGTCGATGGATTCTCGTACCGGCAGCTGGACAACGGCAACTGGCTTGGGCCAGTCGATGGCATTACTCGTAGGACTCCGCAACCGGCGCGGCTGATCGCCGGAACGTACAGCCTGGCACCATGACAATGATGAACAACCGCAAGTTCCTGATCGGCCTCGTCTTGCTCGCTGCGCTCGCTGGCGTGTGGCTGTGGAAGTCTCCGGACTCGCCGCTCGCGCCTAAGAAACCGGATCGCCCGGTGCTTCACGCGATCGTAAGGCTCAGTCGCTACGCGGCCCGACTGGGCTTGTGGATTGCGCTCTGCGGTGAGGATCAAAGCTCGCAACCGCAGATGGCGCACGCCAAGATTGGCGAAGACGGATCACCGACGATCGACAACGGATCTTGCTGGTAAGGAGAGACGCATGAACGCCTGGCGCTGGCTGATCTCCGTGCTTGTGTCGATGTCCTCTCACCCAGATGCAATTCACGACGAGGCGCCAAAGGCCGCCGCCGCCGTGGCAGTTGCGTATGCGCGACTGCCACGGCGGGACGCAGCGCTCGATCTGACGCCAGAGCTTCCTAGCCCAAAGCAGCCGACTGTGAAGCCGTGTCGTTGTGGAGGCGCCTGCTCTCCAGCTTGCACGTGCGGGTGTCATCGCATGCCTTCTCCTGCCATGGGGTGCTCAGGCGAGAGGTGCAAGAAATGAGCATAAGCTCTCGCCTTCTTCGGCCCGTTAACCGCCCGGCTCCGGATCCCAAGGTGACCTACACCGTGGTGACTCGCAGCTCGCTCAATGTCATTACACGCAGCGGCGACCGGATTGTTGCCCAGTACTGAGGTGAGAGATGGCCGACGTCTACGTATCGACACTCCCTGACGGCACGGTTGGAACTACATCGTGGGTCATGTGCGAGGATGCAGCAGGCACCACCACATTCCGCGTTGCGGTCAGTGCAATCGTAGCCCTGGTCACCAATGCCAGTCAGCTGACAACCGGCACTGTCGCGTTCGCGCGCCTTCCCGTAGGCACCTCCGGCAGCACGGTGTGTGTCGGCAACGACAGCCGGCTCTCAGACAGCCGCGCCCCGCTTTCTCACAAGGGAACGCACTTCACTGGACAGTCCGACGCGATCTTGCCGGCCGACATTGGGGCTGCCGCCGCCGTCCACAACCACGTGCTGGCCTCCGTCACCGACGCTGGAACTGCGGCCTCAATGAACGTAGCTGCCTCTGGAAACGCCTCAGTCTCTCAGGTCGTGACTGGCAACGACACGCGCCTGACCAATGCCCGCGCGCCGACCTCGCACGCCACCAGTCATCAGCTCAACGGCGGCGATCCGATCCTGCCTCGGGTCCTTGCCACGACCCTCACCTCCAGCAACAACCTGGACGTCACGGGCTATGACATCGTCCGGGTGACCAGCTCTGGCAACATCACGATTACAGGCATCGTGGCCACGGCACCAGTGCTGATCGTGAATGAGAACGCCAGCGGAGGTGGGACGATCACTCTCGCTCACGAGTCTGCATCCTCGACGGCGACCAATCGAGTTCGCTCGCAGACCGGCGGGGACATCGTCCTTCAGCCAGACGGCGGCCAGGTGTGGCTCTCGAACTCCTCTGTTGCCAGCCGATGGAGGGCCTGATGCTCTCCACTGCTGCATCCATCAGGCGAAACCCCAGGGCTGTCTCCGGGCTGCTTCTGTGGCTGGACGCTAAGTCCATTGCCCAGGAAGGCCCATTGGAGTCATGGGGTGTTGCCAGCGCCCCGTCCAAGTTCAACCGCCCCACTGTCACGCTCGGCCAGTATCCGGCGGTCCAGTTCGACGGAGAGTACGCCTGCCTGACGCTGCCGCAGATCACCTCAGGGTCAACCTGGAGGGCCTTCGTCGTCGGCACCCGAGCGGGAGGCTCGACCTACGGCACGATCCTACAGCTTCTCAGTGGCGCCAACACCCAGGCAGCCATGGTTGCAAGCAACAATGACGCCACCCAAGGGCCGGTTTTGGTGTCTTCAGGCTCCACTCATGTCAAGGGCGGGGTCCTGGCAACAGGTGCGAGGCGAATCCTCACCGTTGGCCCTAGCTTGGTGAAGCAGAATTACGTCTCGGCATCAACCTCAGCGGTCTCGGCACCGATCGTCGTCTCGGGATCGCTCTCGATGATCGGAGCGGCCAACTCCAGCGCCCCCATCCGGTTCTTCGACGGCAGCATCAACGAAATCCGCCTGTACTCCAGCCTCACCGCCAGCCAGGAGGCGTCGATCTACGCCGAGCTGGCAGAGAAATGGGGGATTGCATGAGGTTCTTTCGCCTCAACCTCAACACTGATGCTGAGTACGAAGCAATACGGGCCAGCGTGGACAGCCAGATCGGCTACTCCGGCAGCCTGACCTGCATCAGCCCCTACGCCACGGCTCCGGTTGACCAGAAGGGGCGGGTGCTGCTGTCCCTCACCGACAACCAAGCAGGTTATGCCTCGCTCCTGTCTGCGTTCTCGGCTCTGGCCCTGGTGAAGAAGGCCAAGGAACTCACCCAGGACGAGTATGACGCCAGCTTCTTCCCGGCCCCATCCGGCGTCGGTGGCGTTTCCTCATGGAACGACCTGACTGACAAGCCGACGAGCTTCATTCCGACCGCCCACGCGCACGGCAACATTACCAGCGCTGGGGCGATTGGAACGGTGGCTGGCAGGATTCTCACCACGGACACCGATGGCTTAATCGTGACGTCGGCGGTGGGCGTGGGGATGGTCTATGAAGACGGATCAATTGGGCCGGACCTCCCGTACATCAAGACGCAGCTTTCGACCGTCGCCACCACTGGCGCGTACTCAGATCTCACCGGCAAGCCCACGATCCCGTCTGCCTACACGCTTCCCGCCGCGACCGTCAGCGCTCTTGGTGGCATGATTGTCGGCACCGGCATGTCGGTGACGAGCGGAACGGTGTCAGTGAGCTACGGCACCACATCGACCACGGCATGCGCGGGGAATGACGCGAGGCTCTCGGATACGAGGACGCCGACCGCTCATACTCAGGCGTTTTCCACGATCACCGCCACGCCGACAACGCTCTCGGGTTATGGGATCACTGACGCTGCGACATCGACGCACACCCACGGCAACCTAACCAACGCCGGCGCGATCGGATCGACCAGCGGCCAGATTGTTGTCACCACGACGAGCGGAGTGCTGACGACCGCCGCGACGATTGCCGCTGCTGCGGTA